GGTGCAGATCCGTCTCTTGATGGCTTTAAACACCTTCAATTGAATTCATTGTTTGGGACTGATGTTAGTAAGCGATTGTTATCGCCTATGAACGTCCCAATCTACTCTTTTATTAAAGAGGTAGATTTAGATAAGAAAGCGGTGTTCTTCGCTAGCATTGCTCTATTTCTTCGTTTTCCAAAGAAACTTTCCTTTCAGTCCATTGGACTTGAGGAGAAAGCTTTAGAGGATTATTTAGCTATAGAGCGTGATCTAGCAACCGTGACCCCTGATGACGAAGAGCTTTTGGGCATCTCCGAAATCATTGGTGGGTGGTTCAAAGACTTTCGAATAGATTGTCTTCGGCCCAATCACGGTCCAGGATCTGTCTTTGAAGGCCCGTTAACTCTAGCTGAAAAATTTGGAATCTTGGGTTGCGATAAAATGATGAAGATCGCTTTACGCAATCCTAGTTTTCCAGACAGCTATGAGTCCTACTACCCTTCACCCCCCTCGGATCATATCGTTCGTTGTTCACGGACGATATTTGTTCCGAAGACGGCTTCCAAGTTGCGCACGATCTCTATGGAACCTACTTCCTTACAATACATCCAACAGGGTGTAATGAAGGACGTGTACAGTTACATAAGTAGGCACCCTTTCCTTGGGGCCCGTGTGCGACTGGAAGACCAGACACAGAATCAGGTTCTGGCATTGGAGGGGTCTAAATTCCAAACTTATGGAACTATTGACCTCTCTGCTGCCTCTGATACTGTGTCTTGGTACCTGGTTAAGAGGGTATTCTCACTCGCACCTACTTTATACAAGTGGTTGTTGGTAACAAGGTCATCCATGACACTATTGCCAACTGGCGAGGTAATTTCACTAAAGAAATTTGCTCCCATGGGGTCAGCTTTATGCTTTCCCACTGAGTGCATCATATTTAGTGCTATTATTGAATACGCATCAAGAGAGTATTGCACACGTACCAGAACTTCTCCGAAGCTCTGGAGCGTGTATGGTGATGACTTAATTGTCCCCCGTGAGATTTATTCTAGAGTCATTGAGATTCTAGCTCGTTGTGGATTTAGAGTTAATGAGACTAAGTCTTATAACTCTGGACCATATCGAGAATCTTGTGGTAAGGACTATTATGCGGGACATGACGTCTCTGCATTATACTATAGAACACCGTTCTATAATCATAAGGTCTCACCGAGTGCTTATGGATCTTGGTGTAGTTCAGCAAATAATGCTAAATTACACCGCTTACCGCTTTACAGATGGTATCTTATCACTAAGATATTATCTGCTCAACGGAGATCCGGACCCTACTTCGACTATTCGCCGGAGTTGAGTCCCCATCTCTACAGCCCCCAACCTACTAACTTTCATGTTAGAAAGCGTTGGAACCGGGCTTACCAACGTTGGGATGGTAAGTTTACCGTGGTCAAATCAAGACCGCGGGGAAGTGAACCTGACGATGATAACTTATGTTATTTCATTAGGTTAGTCGAGATGTCTAGACGTAGAACCTCTACTAAAGGATATTTAGATGAGTCACCGACGTCCGTAGCACTGCATGGGTCTGTCGAGTTCTTCAGCTCGACGGTCCTGCCAATCGTGCCCTACAAGAAGCCTAATAAGCTTCTTGCGGTCGATTGGTAGGATTTGTAGCCCTACAATGGAGGCGCTCTGCGACTCTTTCTTTTTTACATTTAGTGTAGGCTCTTCTCCATCCTGATCTTGGACTTAGTGATAAGAAAAAGAAAAGGAAAAAGGAGAGGAGGCTACCCCAGATTGGGGTAGAAGGGAAGGAGAGGGAAGGAATTCCCTAAAGGATTTAAATCCAGCTGAGGCACTCGTAAGAGCG